CAAGACAGCTCGCCGGTGGCCAGATCCTTGGAAGCGGACAGCCCGCCCATCCATTGCGTGGCCTGCTCCGGCCAGCGCATCGTTACCGGTGCCCAGGTCATGCCGGCGGCGTCCAACGAATCGTGTCCATGGCTTTGCTGTCTTGTTCGTTGAACGCCTTGGCCAGCGCTTGGCGCAGGTTTTCCGCATGCAATTGCGCAGCCTGTTTGAATCGGAAAAGGTCTTGGCCAACGTCGCGCAATTGTTCGGCGGTGTGGGTTCTGAAAGCCTTGTGCTGCTCCATGTCCGTGCAGGCGATGTCGGCGGCCAGGCCCGAGAGGATGGAACCGGTCAAATTGATTTGATCGACCAGCTCACTGTCATATCGAAACGGCCAGCCCAGCGCTTGGGAGATAAATCCGGATTCGGTGTACTGGGCGCACGCCTGGTTAATCTCCCGTTTTTTCTGCTCGTGCAGCGCTGCCAATATCGCGGTGGTGTCGTCGGTCCAGTGGTCTTCTTTCCAGACCTGGTGCGGCTGCGGCTGCTTGAGGGTGTAACCGCTGGGCATTGGGGCGAAGCCGTCGAGCGTCAGCGGCTCGCCGGTCTTGATGTTGTAGGCGGTCACGCCCTGGTAAAAGTCCAGCAGTTGCCACTTTCCATCAATCCAGCATGCCGCCTTGTGTTCAGGCTCTTCCGGTGGCGGGATCTCCACGCAGCCTGCTGGAATCAGAAAAACGTCGGGTTCCAGCTGACAAGCCTCCGCCTCAGTCGTGCCGACGTAGCGGCCGAAGGAATTGGTTTGATAGACGATTTTTCGGTTCATACAGGCGCTCAGTATTTGATGCAGACGAGAAATGCCACGTTGTCCGGACGGGACTCATTGCCCCCGTCTGCGGCAACCGTGACACCGTGAACGTGGTGGCCGTCGGCGTAGATGTTCAGGCCGTGGGTGTGCACACCGTCACCATTGATGCCGACGGCGTGGGTGTGTGCAGCGTGGGCGCTTCCGAACTCTCGCCAGAAGGCTCCGCCGGAGCTGGAACCCATCACCGATCCGGCAAGGTTGCCGCCGACGTTGATGCCTTGGTTGCCCATCAGAATTTGGGTGTTTCCTTCACCAGCGCCTGCCGTCCAGGCCGAGTGACCATGCCAGCCGGCGGCGTCGATATGTCCGCCGTGACCGTGGGCACCTGCTCCGGCAGTTGACGCGGCGTGAGCGTGCGCGCGGTTTTGGTTGGCCTGTTCACTGCCCAGTGCCCGGCCAGCATCGACGGTGCCGCCATCGCTCCAGGCTCGAATGAACTTGCCGCGCATATCGCGCACGTTGAAGGTGTTCACGCCGTCGCCGGCGCCGTAGCGGGTGCCGATCACGGCGAACAGCTTTGCGTAAGTGGTTCGCGAAATGGCGGCGCCGTTGCACTTCAACCATCCCGGAGGCGCACTGGTCATATCGAACGCGGCGACCATCCCGGTCATCGAGTCGCCGACTTGTTGCTGCAGCTTGTTCAGCGCGGCGGTCGAAGCAATGATCTGGCTGCTGTTGGTTCCCGGATCGTCGCTGATTGCGTTGGGGACATTGCTCAGCCCAACGTCTTCTTTCTTGGTGCCTCGGGCACGCAAGCGCGGGTAGTCCCCGGTCCTGGCTGCAAGGTAGGTAATCAGCGAAGCGTCGATTGGCTCGGACACGCGCATATCCAGCGCAATGGAAGCGTTGGGAATCTCGGCGAGGGGAACGCAGTAGTGGCCAACGCCGGCGCTGTCGGTGTAATCGGTGCGATCGGCTCCGAACACGATGGTGTAGCTGGCCACAACGTCGTTAAGCTCACGCTTCAGGGCGACGTCAAGCCAGGCCACTGTGGGGTAGCTCGGCGGCTCGATCTTCAACGGGGTTGACCGCACGACACGAATCCCCGCGATATAGGCGCCGCCTGGCTGCATCTGGAACGAATCGTTAACCCAATCAATTTTGAAGCCGGCGCCAAAGAAGCACGCTCGGCCATAGACATCACCATTGATCTGCCGCTGACGTTCATCAATGCCCGCCAGGCGCACAGTGAAGTCATGCTGCCAGGTGCTGGCATCGATCTTTACGCCGGTCAGCGCCTGGGCACCGTCGAACGCCACCAGAAAGTTACGGGTGACGTTGTTGCCGATCTGCAGTGGCGGGATGTTCCTGCGCTTCTGCTGCAGCGGCACGTAGGACACGGCGAACAGCAAACCGTCCGCGTCCTCGAGGCCGACCCAGTTGAAGTCCCAATCGCCGATGTCCGACCCCAGCTGCGCGCTGTAGACGATCTGGTTGGGGTTCACAAAACCGCTGTTTCCCTCGGGAATCTCGTAGGTGTGCACGATCTGGCCCGCCGGCGGCTTGCCGGCAGCACGATCCACCGGCGCTTCGGTAGCCAGCCCGGGCACGTTGGCGAAAATGAATTTCGTGATAATCAGGGACTTTTTCTGGCTTTGTTTCAGGGCAATCTGGCCTTCGCCGGCCAACGTAATACTGGCGCTCACTTTGCGCTCCTACAGGCTGGCGACCAGCGTTTGCTGGTCGTCGTTGAAGTCGATCAGGCCCACTTGCAGGGCCACGGGGGTGATGGTCACGAAGTCGTAACGCCGGCAGGTGCGCCCGTATTGCTGGATAAGCACGCGCAGCAGTTCGGGGTTCAGCGACAGCTGGGCGTTGCTGAATTTGAGCAACACCACGTCCCAATCCCGGTCGGGCTGGCGCTCCTCGATCTCCACGTAGCCCACGCCGAGGCGTTCGAAAATGCGCTTCATGCCGGCGGTGCTGCCAGCGTCCACGGAATTGACAAAGGCGTGTTTAACCCGCAGTCGGAACAGCGATTCCGGCTCGCCCTGAAAGCGCGTGACATCACGCTGCCAGGCCCACAGCTCAAGGATGCTCATGTGGCAGGTGTCGGGATCGATCTGTGAGTAGGGCCAGCGCAGCCAGCCCGTGACGGTTTCCCACCATGCCTGGGCAGCGGCAACGAGCTTCGAAAGTTCGGTACCGCCCAGCCAGAAAGGCAATTTGATTTTGTTCATTGCGCCGTCACCTTCAACTGGCCCAAGCGCGGAATGTTCAGCCCGCTGATGATGTCCTGACCCGGAAGGAAGCGCAGGGATGCGATGTCCTCGAATTGCTGGTGAATTTCTTCACTGAGCCGGCTGTAGCTGAAACGCGATTGCGGATAGGTCAGCGTCGGCTGGTAGTCGGTCGCAGTGCTTTCGCGAAACGCGGCCCGTACGAACAGCTCTACCTCTTTCACCAGGACACTGATGCGTTCGGCGCTCAGGTTGGGCTTGGGCCACAGCCACAGCGTCACGGTCGCCGGAACTTCGGGCATAACCATGGCCAGCAGATCGTCGCCGTGGCCGTGGTTGCCCTGGTCGCGGATATGCGCGTTGATTTGCTCCAGGTAAGACGCCGCCGGCACGCCCGCGTCAAACAGTACATAAGCGTTGGCACTGCCCGGCCCACGTGGTGCGCCATGCTCAAAGTAAACGCCGTCCGGACGCACGCCGGGGAATGCGGAAATCATGGCGCGATACACCGCGTCGGTGTGCCATTGGTTGACCGCCGAGAACTGGTTGCGTACGCGCAAACGCAGTTGTTCGTTTGGTTCAGGATCCGCACCTGGTGATTCCAGCCAGCCGTCTTTGTTCACCACCTGGACGATGCCGGGGATCGGCACCGGCAGGATCGCGTAGTAACCCGGGGCGAGGTTGAAGCCGCTGCCGGCCTCGATCGCTTCCACCGGAACGTCTCGCTGGAGCTGGCCGGGCTGAAACGTTGCCGGCGCCGTGGTGACCAGTTGATAGACATTGCCGTTGATCGCGGCCGACTGCACCACAATGCCCTTTTCCAGTTGCAGCACACCGTCGGGCACCGCCCGAGTGAACAGCAACTTACCGCGGGCTTTGGTGGCGCCCTTGCGCTCGACGTTGACCGCCCACGCGAGCATGTCCAGCCAGGCGTCCACTGCCGTTTTCACAAAGAAGTTCGGCAGCACGGTCAGACACAGAAAGTCCAACAGCCACAACACCGGTTTGGTCACCAGCGCGGTCATCACCCGCCAGAACGGCGAATAGCTGCTGGTGTTGGCCACCTTGGCGCCCTGTGCTTCCACTTCCTTTTCCCACGCAGCCTTCAGCCCCGCTTCGGTGGTCGGAATGCCGGCGTCAGCGATCACTTTTTTAAAATCGACCTGACTCACAGACTTACCTCAATCGATCCGAATTTGATGGTTTTGGCAGTCACCAGGTAAACGCCTGGTTCCTGTTGAGTGATGCGCGCTGTCCCCGGTACCAGGCGTTCGTCGTTCTCCACCAACAGTTCCAGCTGCTGGATGCAGTCGCGTTGCCGCAGGCGGTCGCGCTCGGCCACCAGCACGACCAGCAGCCCGCTGTCGCGGATCATGTGGGCGATGTCCTGGGCAATGCAGGCGCGGTCATCGATCAGCAGCGGCTGGCGCGACGGATCCAGCACCAGGTCGTTGCGCTGGATCAGCAAATCGACGTACTCGCTCATCCGCCCACCGCCATGGCGACCATGTTTTCCATCTCCAGCGGCGTCATTGCCTTACCGGTGTGAATGTTCACGTTTTCCACATGAGTGCCCTTGTTCTGGCTGCTGTTGTTGTTCTGGATGCTGGTCAGCAAGCCACCGGGCGGCACCGCTGAAGGGCGCGCGGGCGTAAGACTGGGGATTGCCGCGTTGATGGTCTGCTGGGCTTTCTGCGCGGCGTTGGCGGTGTCGGCGGCGTTGGTCGCGGCATCGACGCCGGGCACTTCGGGCATACCGCCGAAACGCGCCTCGATGTTCACGCCCGGGATGCTGTTCAGCAGCTCGATCACGCCGTTAACGGCCTTGGTGAAAATGCCGACGATGCTGTCCCAAGCGGCCTTGGCCATGCCCGACCAGCCACCCATGGAGTTAAACCAGTCGGACAGTTTCTGGAGGTTGTCGGCGACGAACTGGAACGCGGCGGTGTTCATCAGTGCCGTCGTCCATTCGTCCCAGTAGTAGACGGCCGCGACAATGACCGCCACCAGGGCGACGATCCCGACCACGATCCACACCACCGGGTTGGCCAAAAGCGCCGCGTTGACCAGCCAGATCGCACCCTGCCACAGCAACATTGCGCCGCGAATGAGTGCCAGGCCGGCGCTCAGGGTGTAGATCACGGCGACGTAAGCCAGGATTGCCAGCTTCTGTAGGATGAATACGGCGACCGTGCGCAGGCTGAACAACTGAACGACTTTCCAGACGGTCAGCATGCCCAGCCAGGTCATGCGGGCAATGCCCACCACCATGGTCAGCGCCGACATCGCGGCGACGATGCCCATGATGGCCAGCGCGGTGATGCCAATCACGCGAGTGATGTTCGGGAAAAGCTGAGTCCAGCGCACCAGTGTTTTGCCGATGTCCACCATCTTGGTCATGAACGGCGACAGCACCGGGATCAGCACTTGGCCGAACACCGTTCGCATGACCTCGACCAGGGACGCCCACTGCTGCCAGGGATCGACCATGGCCCGGGCCATCTGCTCGGCGTTCTCCAGGCCGCGCACCTTGCCCAACTGCTCGATGCCATTGCGCAACCGATCGGTGTCCTTGGCCAGCGCGCCGATCACTTGGGCGCCTTCACCGCCGAAAGCCTCCATCAGCTTGGCCCCGGCCGAGGCGCTGGTCAGGTCGCCGAACTTGCCCTGGAGCTTGTCCAGGATGGCCATCATCGGCAGCACCTTGCCCTGCTGGTCGGTGAACTTCATGCCGAGCTTTTCCGAGGCGGCGCCGATGTTCTCGAAAAACGCCTTGTAGCGTCCGCCGGCGTCGCCGCCTTCCATGGTGCTGCTCAGTGTGCCAATCACCGCCATCTGCTCCGCCAGATCGACGCCGGAGGTCGTAGCGATCGCGCCGGCCTCCTTGAACGCGTCTTTCATGGCCGCGCCGCTGGTACGGAACAGCTGCACCGCCAGCGCCGTCTGACCACCGAGCTTTTCTACCCATGCACCTTTGCCCATGGCATCGGCTTGAGACTTCTGCAGGTTGTACAGGGTGCCGACGTATTCGCCCATGGTTTCGGCGTCGGTCTTGGTGGCCTTGGCCAGCAGGTTACTGGTGTTGGTAAAGATCGCGAGTTGGTTGCCGGCAAGACCCTTAATGGCGCCCTCGATCAGATACGCCGAGGCCACAAAGTCCTTGGCGTTCTCACCGTAATTCACCGCGAACTCCAGCGACTTGCTGTTCAGCGCAGACAGAGCATCCTCGGCCACGCCCAGCGATCGGACATCGCCCAGGGCGCGGTTGACCTCCAGCGCTGGTTCCATGGATTGCTGAATCGCAACCACACCCGCCGTCAGCCCAGCAAAGCCCAAGCCGATCGTTTTGATGTGCTTTTCGCTCTGATCGGCAAGCTCGGAAAAGCCCATTTTCACCTTGCCCAGGGGCGCGGTGACCTTGTCCTGCAAGCTGAGAATGAAAGCCAGGCTGGCGCTACGGTCTGCCAATGTCGTTACCCGTTCAGCGCAAGGGCTATGCCGTTAGCCACGGCAAATTCCATGCGTCTCCAGTATTCGTCTTCAAGCCACCTGGCCGTCCCCATCGCCTCGGGCGTGGGTTCGGCACCAGGCAGCCAGCGGTTCGTCAGGGCCATCAACTGGCTCAGGCCGTTTTCGCTCAGGCGCTCAGCGTGCTCGAGTGCTTTTTTACGATCACCTCAACGTTCGGCGCGTACTCCTCCAGCAGTGCACCGGCGATCTGCATCACCATCACCGGGTTGGCCAGCAGCGGTTTCAGGACAGCTTTCTGTTCCTGCAGCACGGTGGTCATCAGCAGGTTGTTGCCCGGGGCGACCTTGTTGGTTTGGGTTAGGGCGTTGAAATATTTGGTGACGTCAGCGGGGGTCAGGTTGAAGGTGAATTCCGCTTCGCCGACTTCCAGGGTGATTTCGGTGTTTTGTTGGCTCATGGGTTTTTTCTCTCGTTGAGGTTGGAAAAAGTGGTGCCCTGGTGCGCCGGCGATCGTCGGCACACGCCGAGGGCGTATTGCTGCAGTCCGACGATCATTTGCCGGCTTTGGGCGAGTTGATCTCGGAGGGTGAAATAATCCGGTCGAGCGTCTGCTGCGAGTTCGGCGGTGCCTGCATCAGCCACGCGGGCGGTGCCGGCGGTGGCGGACACAGATCCGGAGGCGGGACAGGTGGCGCGGACGTGCAACCGGCCAGTGCCATTGCCAACAGCGCGGCGCAGGCGTTCGTTTTCAGTGCGTGCATCGGTCAATTCCTTGGTGTTTCGTTGGTCGATCGCGTCCCGTTCGGCAAGCATCTCGCCGCTGATACGGGCCGCTTCACGCAGGCCGTTGGCTTCCCATTGCGCGCTATCGCGCTCGCGCCTGGCGTCGTCGCGCTGATCACTCACCCGATCGAACGCCACCCACACCAGAAGGGCGAGCAGCAGCACGATAGGCGCCAAGCGCAGCGAGAAAAGGCTCATTTCAGGCACAGCTCCACTTCCGCTTTGCGGCGGTTGTGCAGGCCTTGGACAAAGCGCTTCTGGCCCTTGGCGTCAGTCACAAAGGCCCACACCGGTGTCTTGCCGTCCGGCGCCCATGCCAGGGCTTTGCATCCTTCGGCAATGTGACCGGCGTTGATAAGCGCGACTGCTCGACTGGCACAGGTGTTGGTCACGCCGAAGTTGTGGGCGTGACTGGTCAGTGCGTCGAAGGGGTTCTGGCCCACGTTCGGGTTGGTGATGCAATCGGCCAGCTCCAGCTGCGTTTTGCGGATCACCAGCTGCTCCACCTCGGCGCACTTGGCGGGCGACCAGTAGTCGCCGACCACGACCGGGTACGGGCTGGTAAACCGGGTGATGCCTTTGCAAACCGTGGGCAGTCCGCCGGCGAGCTTGTCCGCGTAGACGGTGTTCTGGCCGTTGCCTTCCCAGGTGCCCAGGAAGATCACCAGCGGCGTGCTGGCCAGCGCGATCGCGCCGGCCATGATCTTGCCGCGCAGGCTCATGGAAACCACGCCCGCAACAGTGCCGGCACGACCATCTGCAGCACGGCGCCAACCAGCGTCAGGATGGTCAGCAAGCGGCCGACTTTGACGCCGATGTCATTCACCGCAACGGTCAGCGTCTGCTGGCCGGCGTTGAGTTCCGACAGCTGGCCAGCCATGTGTTCGAAACCCTGCTCCAGCTTGGTGACGCGGGTCGGGACGGTTTCGTGGCGGTCTTCCAGCTCGCCCAGCCGGTGTTCGAAGACAGCGAACTTCTGTTCCAGCACTCCGAGGCGCACGGCGTCAGTGGTCATCAGCGTTTACTCTTCTCAAAGTCCGTCTGGCACGGGACGCACCGCGTCTTGCCACCCAGCGCCTGGCGCGCCGGCGGGATCTCTTTGTCGCAGTCCAGACAATGGGTCAGGCTTGGCCCGACCGGCACAGGCTTGAGCAACTGGGCCTCGATCGCCTGGTCACGTTGGCGCTGCTCCAGATCCTGAGCGCGGTCGAACCAGTCCACCATCAGCGGATACCTTCAATCTCGGCGGCGGCGAGATACGGCACACCGTTGATGTGGATAAAGTCCGGACTGGTGACGTCGAACGGCACCTTATGCTTGGTCTTTTCGCCGCCCTTCGGATCGATTGCCAGCAGGCTGGAGACCTTCACCTTGCAGCCGAAGGCCTCCACGCGCAGTTCTTCATCACCGCCTGCTTTGGCGAAGAACACCGCATCAAACGGCTTCAGTTCGCGAAAGCTCCCCGCCGAGCGCGCCGCGTCGATCAGCAGTTGAAAGTTGGCGCTATCCAGTTCCAGTTCGCCGGCAGCCGCGACGTCGCCTTCCACATAGCCGTCCGGCACGCCACGGGTTTGGGCCACTGCCGAGTTGTCAGTGATGTCCAGGGTGCAGTTCTCGACGTGCAGCGCGATGTCGCCCAGGCTCACGTCGAAGTTCTTGCCGCCAATTTTTGCCATGGGGCGTTACTCCGTTTTGTCGGTGGAAAGATCCAGGGCGATGTTCGCCGTCAGGTCTTTCGGGCAGTTGAGGGGTTTGAGCTTGAAGTAGGCGACCACCTTGGTTTTGCTCAGCCAGGTCAGCACCAGGTCGCCGTCTTTCGGCGGCTCGATGTCGCCGGGGAATACCTGTCCAGCAAACGTGACGGACTTGGCCATGGCGCGCAGCGGCGCCATCAACTGGTTGGTGTTGACCGCCATGCTGTTGGGCGTGTTGTTCAAACGACGATCGGCCACGCGGCGGATCAGCAGCGCCCGGATCAGGCGAGCGGCTTTGTCGGTGATGCGCAGATATTCCACGACCTGAAAGTCACTGCCGGGGGTGTCCAGCATGTTGCCGTCACCCCAGTACACGCCCTGGTAATCGGGATAGGTCTGCGAAACCGAGTAGCGCGCCCGATCCAGTTCAGTGCGCACGGCCGAGGGCAGGGGGATCTTGTCGCCATCAATCGGCACCGGGCCGAGGCCCAGCACGGCACCGGTGGCCACACGCATCGGGCTGTCGGCGATGCTCACGGAAGCGTTTGCCAAGCGACCGGCGAGTACGCCCAGGTCATTGCCGTGTAGTTGCGGGACGACCAAGACACGCGGCGCCGCCAGGTTGGCCAGCAGCGCTTTACGCTCACTCACGTATTGCGCCCAGGTCTGGTCGGCGGTGATGCCGGCAGTGCATGCCATCACAAAGACGCGACGGCCATAGGTGTTACTCAGCGAGATTGCGGCGTCATGCATCGCTGACACTTCGGCCGGTGCAGTGACGGGTTTGGTAATAACCACCGCCTCGACGGAAAACCCCTGTTGCTGGGCCTTCTCCAGTGCGCTCGCCCAGTCGCCTTCTGCGGCGATCGGAGCTGCAACGCACGCCCAACGCTGGCCACCGTTGAGGCGGGCGGCGGTGATTTGGGTTTTCAAATCGCTGGCCGGCACGCCCAGGGTGGCGTCCAGATCGCTGTCCGTGTTCAGGGGGACGAACTGGCCGACGTTCTTGCCGGCCGGGCCGATGAAAAGAAAGTAACGCTCAATCTCAGTCACCGGACCTTGGCCCAGATTGAGATTGTCGACGGTGACTTGACCGAGTGCCATGTAGTGCCTCGTTAGCGGGGTGAAGTTAGGATTTGTTGCATCACCTGATTAATCAGGAGATTGGTTTCGCGTTCAGTTTCGGCGCCGATGAACTGGCGTTTCGGCAGTGTGATTTCCCAGCTCTGCGCGCCGGTGGTCTCTTGGCGCTGGTCGTCCAGAATGCGGATCAGCAGGCCGGCCTGGGCGTAGCTCACATGGTCTTGAATCCACGCCACAGACGGCCGGGTCAGCGTCTTTTTTCCCGCCTGGCGCACACGGAAGCCCAACCTACGCAGACGCTTGGCCTGTTTGTCGGTCGCAGCCAGGCCCGGAGGGGTCTTGTTCCAGCGGCGCATCTGCGCGGCCGTGCGGCGTTCGCTGGCACCGTTGTGTTGCTGGGCAGCGACCCATCGGGTCAGGGCGTTTTTCCAGCCCAGTTCCGCTTCGTCAGGGGTCACGCGGGTGACCACCATCAACTTGGCCAGGCCGGCTTCCATTTTCTTTTTGCCCTTGCCGTCGCCCTTGCGCGGGGCGAACGGCGAGCCGTCCAGGTTTCGCTGTTCACGCACACGCTTGCGGCTCATCGTCCGCACGCGCTTGGTAACCTGGTTCAACAACCGGCGGCGCAGTAGCGGCGGCAGGCTCAACAAGGCCAGTTGCTCGCGCACGCCAAGGCGACCGCGCACGTCGAGTTCGAAAGTGCTACGGCCGGCCATCGGTGGCCACCTCGCCGCGCTCGGCTATCCACAGATCAAAGGGGACAAACGCCCAGGTCTTGCCGAAGGCCTCGATCTCGCCTGCAGGGTCTTCGGACAGGTACTGTGGCTCGACGAATTCCAGCGTGACTTCCACGTCGAACAGATCGTTGTCCAACGGCTCCACGGCGAATTCCGGCGCCGGCAGTTCGTGGCGGTCGCGATCGCCGTCGTGGTTTTCCAGCCAGCTGCCGACCAGGGCCATCAGGCGCGCCGGATGGTCGGCGAAGCGCTCGAGCACAAGCGCGGCGCGATAGTGCATATCGGCGAAGTGCATGCCGCCGACGTCGGGTTTCCAGATCAGCGAAAGCTTTACCTGCTCGGTGAAGCTGTCGAGCTGTTCAGGCGCAACCAGGCGGCGTTCCAAAAGGTAGGTGGTAAGTCCTTGCAGCTTGGTCATAGCAGCGCCGCCGTTATGCGGCCACGGCCTTGTAGAACCCGGATGGCTTGCTGGCTGAATTCCAGAAAGGTTTCGCCGCGCTCGGGCAATTCCTTGCCGATGTTTTCGGCGCTTTCGCGACGGTTTACGGTGGCGAATTGGGTCAGCAGGCTGGCTTTAGCACGGCAGTAAACGGCGCGCTTGTACGTCTCACCGTGAAATGTGCGTTCAGGCAGCACCATCGGGTCGGCCGTTTCCACGGTGGTGACACCCACGTTCTGCCAGTCGCTCTTGCGCTTGGCCAGATCGCGGTTGACCTCGATCATCGCGGTCGTTAAGTCGGTGACCAGCATGTCTACCAGGTACTCCGCCGGAAGGCGGTAACCCTTCTGAAACTCAGCCACGGAGAGGTTCGGCCAGAAGCCGTCGTTCTCGATGGCCTGTTCCACAAAGGTCGTGGGTTTCCCGGAAAAACTCATTACTGGGCACTCAAATAGGGCGGGGAAACTGTTTCTCATGGGGTGGGCCATAAATGGCCAACTCACGTCCACAGTTCCCCGCAGGGGGGGTAGTCGGGTTATTCGGAGGCGTTTTCAGCCAGTTGTTTTTCCAGTGCCTTGCGAGCGCCTTTCAGGCGCGTTCCCACGCCAATTTCGGAATGCAGTTCTTGGGCACGTTCGAAGTGGCGGACGGCGGTTTCCCATTCCTTGGTGTCGATAGCGCGGATGCCGAGCAACTTGTGATAGCGCGCCGGGATTTGTGCCGGCAGATCCCATTCACCGTCCACGAACGGCATCATGTCGCTCAGGTATGGCTCGGGGCAGCGCCCGCACTTTTGCTCGTTCTCGGCCCAGTCAATCACTGCGTCACCCACGAACGTCGGCACGTCACGCTTGAAACCGTCGGGCATCGCTTGGCCTTGCTGGATAGCGAACATGGCGACCTGTAAACCCAACTCGAACTGCTCGGTATCGAAGAGCCAGACCAGGACATGCACCAACACCGGGTTCGGGTGATTCAGTCCTGAGTCGCGGTAGCGCTCGACGTATTCCATGTACTTGGGCAGCAACTCGTCGCGCTTAATCAAACGGCGGGTTTCGTGGTTGTTGATGTTGCTGATCCGCTCCAGATCAACGGCCAGCGCGCTTTCCATCAGCTTGAGGTGCTTCTGCGCATTGGCTGGGCTGGCCAAAGCCGTGCTGGAGCTGTACGGCTCCGCACGGGTCACGGTGCCCGGGCCTTCTGCCAGAACGCGTCGCTTGTGAGCAAGGGCGATACTCACGGCAGCAGCTCCAGATTGCTGGCTTCGATCGCCGCGAACTTTTCCAGCTGCTCGATCACATAGCCCTCGTTGCGGCCGTTGTAATCCTCGACACGGGAGCGCTTTGGGTTCTCGATCAGGTGGCGGCGCCAGCTGCTGTCCTGGAAGTAGATCGACAGGTTGTCCCAACTGGTGACGACAACGCCGGTGGATGGAAAGTGAGGGATCACGAAGGACGGCAAACCGCCATAGGTGTCAATCACCTGAGCGTTCTCGATACGCTCTTTTTCGGTCGGCGTGTCGCCTTGCTTGGCGTACAGCTTGCCCTTGTCATTGGCCAGCAGATCGCTGCCGATGATTGCGATCAGGTCGCCGGCATCCCGGAACACAGGATCAATCATCTGTTTGACGTCATGTACAAGGGCGTCAAGGTTGGCGTAGTCGCCACCGGCGCCGAGGGTGATTTTGCCGGCGTTCTTGCCTTCCTTCAGTACCTGGGCAGGGATCTGCTCGCGTGCCAATTGCAGCCAGCCCTTGTTGACGTCTTGCAGCATCGGATGCGCCGTGAGGTCGGTCTGTGCCGCCGCTTCGACGCCATGCCAGCCGATCATGATGCGATCCAGCGCGATCTGGCGTTGCACCGCCGCGCTATAGCGCTCTGCAAAGTCCGGGAACTTGGCCCAGCTGTCGATTTTCGCGAACGGGAGGCCCACGTCGGACTCAGTATGGAACAGCTCGTAATCCAGACCCGATACATCGCTGAAGTCCTTGGCTTCACGGTCTTTGGTTTTGGTGTTGGTGCGGCTGGACACCGGGCCGGTCACGCCGAGCATGACCTTTTGCCCTTTGATTTCGCTGACGGGAACCACGTTGATGCGACTGAGAAAGTCGGATTTTTCGGTGATTTTGTCGTTCAGCTCTTGGGCAATGCTCGGTTCAACGGCGAACTGGCGAGACACGTCATGGACGTTGTACGACTCGGCCATGTCGTCCTGCAAAAGCGCGAACTGTTCCTGGGCGTGACTGCTGAGAGAGGCGCCCATTTACAAGGTTCTCCGCTTCTGGCTCTGCGACGCGCCGGTGGTGCGCGGGACGCTGCGTCCCTTCGGCGTATCCAGTAGAGCGGTGAATTTCTTGTCCAGGTTGGCGACGGCCTTTGCCAACGCCTGGTTACTGGTCACACCTTTACGGCGACGGGAGTACTCGCGCTCTTCTTCGGCTGTGTCGAGGATGTCCTGCACGGAGGTGCCGACCGCGTCGATTTGATCCTGGTCTGCTTCGACTTCGGCCGTGTCAGGCTCGATCAAGGTTTGAATGCCGGCAGCGACGAGCAACAACTGTTCGACCAGTGCGGCCAGCGCTTTGGCTTGGGCTTCATCCATTGGGGTTTGGCTCTCTGATTGGGGGTTCGGGGTTGCTGAGGGTTCTTCGATGCCGAAGCGCTTGAACAGGCCGGAGAACATCGAAAGGAGTTTTTGCAGCTCGCCCTTGGGTTCGGCTTCAGTGAACGTGAACGAACCCAGCGGAAGGGAGGCGCTGTAATAAACGGTTGGGGAGACCTTTTTGCGGGAGAAATACAGCTCTTGAGTGCCAGTGCTGGCTGGGGAGTCAGTCACTGCCAGACCGGTCAAATAGGCTTTGCCCTTGCCACGGAAATTAGGGGTGATTTCGATGCTAGTGAACAGCTTCTGGCCTTGGTCGTTCAGCCACAGCAATTGATCGTTAGGCTTGAGCTGTGCCTCAAGTGCGACCTGGCCGGGTTCCAGATCCTCGTCATCCTCCACCAGGCGCACGGCGTAAACCGTCCCGTGGGATCCATAGCCACGCTCGTGCTCACACCAGATCACTGCCGTGTAGAAAGACGGCTTGTAGGTCTCGGCGATGTCGCGCAGTTCCTGGGGCAGAATCTCGCGGTTATCAGCGGTGGTGCCGCTGGTGGCGACACGTTTCCAGAAAGAAACAAGGGAACGGGGCATTGGCGTTTCTGCGCTCAATCGGTGGTTTGAGTCGCCACGATAGGGAGCCAGGCACCACCAAACAAACGCTTTGCTTTCGCCTTTCTCCTATTTTCACGATCTAGGAGATTCGCGGAATTTAACACCGCGTTTTCGGTGTTTTCGCCGCATAGACTGCGGCCCATGCTCTATTCAATCGAAGTTAAAGAAGCCGCAAAACGTCTCTATTTGCGTCGGTGTAAGCCGAAAGAGATTCAGGCTCAGCTCAAGCTGCCGAACATCCGAATTGTCTATTACTGGATCGCCAAGGGCGGCTGGGACGAGATGCTGTCGGATGAAGAACCGCTGACGGCGGTCAGCCGGCGTCTGACCCTTATTCTTGAGAAACAGACCACGCTCACCAAAGGCGAACTGGACGAACTCGACCGATTGACCACCGTCCGCGATCGGCTGCTGAAACAGTCGAATAAGCCTGCCCAGGTTGCGGCAGGTGACGCGCCGTCGCACGATCAAGGCGAGCGCCAGGACAAGCGCCGGGAGCGTGGCGAACGGGGCGGCAGGAAGCGTGAAAAGAAGATCAAGAATGACGTTTCGGGGCTTACCGAAGTCGACTTTCTGGATAAGTTCATCAGCAAGATGTATGGCTATCAGAAGGAATTGTTTGAAGCCAAGCAGAACCCCCTGACGCGCCGGATCCGCAACATCCTGAAAAGTCGGCAGGTGGGTTTGACCTACTACTTCGCCGGCGAAGCGTTCATGGATGCGGTGCTGACCGGGGACAATCAAATGTTCCTATCCGCCAGCCGATCGCAATCGGAGATTTTCCGTAGCTACATCATCCAGTTCGCCCAGCAGTGGTTTGGATTGGAACTGACCGGCAACCCTATTGTGCTGAGCAACGGCGCCGAACTGAGGTTCCTCAGTACCAACAGCAGCACCGCCCAGGGGCACCACGGTCACGTCTACATCGACGAATATTTCTGGATTCGCGACTTCGAAAAGCTCAGCACTGTGGCCAGTGCTATGGGCACCCACAAGAAGTGGCGCAAGACGTATTTCTCTACTCCGAGCGCGGTAACGCATCAGGCCTATCCGTTCTGGACTGGTGAGACCTTCCGCAACAGCAAGCGCAAGGCAGCGAAGAATCCTTGGCCAAGTGAAAAGGAAATTGCTGCGGGCGCGCTGTGCCCGGATGGCCAGTGGCGCAAGATCATCACCATCGAGGACGCTATTGCCGGCGGCTGCGATCTGTTCGATCTGGAGCAGTTGCAACTCGAGTACGACGCGGACAAATTCCAGCAACTGTTTTACTGCAAATTCATCGACAGCACCCAAGGGGTGTTCGCACTGGCCGACTTGGAACGGTGCTACTCCGATCTGTCGTTGTGGACGGACTTCGAACCCGAGGACGATCGACCCTACGGAAACAGTCCGGTATGGATCGGCTACGACCCGAGTCGAACGCGAGACGACGCAACCTGTGTTGTCCTGGCTCCACCATTAGAGCCGGGGGCCAAGTTCCGGATACTGGAAAAGCACAGTTGGCGTGGGCATTCGTTCACCTTCCAGGCAGCGCAAATCAAAAAGCTCACGGAGCGTTTCAACGTCCAGCACATCGGCATCGACACCACCGGTATCGGCTACGGGGTGTTTGACCTGGTGCGCGACTTCTACCCGCGTGCGACCTCAATTCACTACAGCCTTGAAACCAAAAACAGCCTGGTACTGAAAGCCCAGGACACGATCCAAGGCAGTCGAATCGAATGGGACGCCGGTTGGAACGACATCGCACAGGCCTTCTTGACCATCAAACGCGGTGCAACCAGCAGCGGCCAGATCACCTACAGCGCCTCTCGCACCGACGCGACAGGTCACGCAGACATTGCCTGGGCAATCATGCACGCGCTGGCTCACGAACCTCTCAACACCAATAAGCAGCGGCGTAGCTCCTACACACTCAGCGGAACAGGTACACATGGGCAAGCGAAGAAACCAGCAAACCGTCAATCCACCACGCGAGCGAGCGCGGGCGTTTTCGTTCGGCGCTCCCGAGCAGGTGCTGACCGAAAACATCGGGCAATACCTGGGCACGTTTGCCAGCCACGACGGCCGTATTTACACGCCGCCAGTGTCGCGCCAGGGGCTGGCGAAGTTGTTGCGCGCCAACGCACACCACGGCGCCATTCCCGGGTTCAAGCGCAACCTGCTGCTGCGTGAGTTCATCGCCTCGCCCGGGTGCAGCATTCAAACCATGAGTCGCGCAGGGCTGGATTTCATGGTGTTCGGAGAGGCTTACTTCCTTCGAAACTGCAATGTGTTCGGCGAGGTGCTGGAAATGGATCACCTGCCGGCGATCAACATGCGGGTGAAAGTGGATGGTGGTTTCGTGATGCTCTTGCCGGACGGCAAGGAGGTGGAGTTTGACCAGGATGAGGTCGAGCATGTCCTGAACTACGACGTAGAACAGAACGTCTATGGGGTACCCGATTACCTTGGCGGTATGCAGGCACTGTTGCTCAACGAGGCGGCGACATTGTTTCGCCGGCGCTATTACAGCAACGGTGCCCACGCGGGCTACATCTTCTACACCAACGACCCGAATCTGACCGAGGATGACGAAAATGAGCTGCGCGCGCAGATCAGCGCGAGCAAGGGGGTGGGTAACTTCAGGTCGATGTTCGTGAACATCCCAGGCGGTACCGAAAAGGCGATACAAATCATCCCCGTGGGTGACTTCCAGGCGAAAGATGAGCTGGAAAAGGTGAAGAACATCACCCGTAATGACGTGATTGCTGCCTGGCGTATGAACCCGGCGCTGGCAGGCATTATTCCGGAGAACAGCGGAGGGTTTGGTGACATCGAAAAGATCGATCGCGTGTACACCAACAACGAGATTCGTCCGATCTGCCAGCTGTTCGATCAGTTGAACGGTTCACTGCGAGCCGATCGGCATATCGGATGGCGCGACCCAATTGAGTCAGCTCCAGCAGTTTGAGGTTGCTTCACGTAGAATAGTGTATGTACATACACCATTGGGAAGGGGCGCAATGCGGATCATCTGTAGAGATTGTGGGGGTAAGGCTCGTATTGGTTCACGTGAAAACATGAATCTGGAATATGCGAAGCTGTATTGCCAGTGTCTCAACCCGCGCTGCGGACATACGTTCGTGATGAGCCTTACCTATTCACACCCTTTGCGTCCATCTGCTCAGTCAGTCGACCAGTTGATATTTGACCGACTACGGGCGATGCCGATTGCTCAGCAGCAGCAGTTATTCGATCAACTTAGTTCATTACCTGCCTGATTAAACAATTCCCCCAATTCTTTCGAACACTCCAGTAATCGGCCATGACTCCAAGTCATGGTCGCTACTACACCGCCGCTTTCCTCTTCGTTCAGTGGTCGAGCGCCAACTGATACGCTTAACGACATTATTACTTTTGCGATTTCTTCTAATACGTCTCTTGTGTGGATGATTACGCGCTCGTCCATTACTTCGGCTCCATGCTGGGCGGATCAATTGCGGCGCACTTTACGAATTTAAAAAATAGATTGTCAAATAGTATTTTGGAGGCTTTTTCAACTATGTGATCAACCAAAAAGCTCACGCCTCGCCAATCTTGATCGTCCTGGAAGCCAAGAAGAGCGGGGTTTTGTGTGACATTGCAAAATGCCATTAGTTCAAATTCGCATGCATGATTTTATAAATTCATGCATGCGAGACTACTTGAGTTCAGATGCTTCTATTCGCTTCTGTGTCAGTGTTTATTAGTTGAGATTGGCGGTTGTCGGATTTGTATAGCTAAACTTTTGCGGTGTTTTTACGTAATTCGATTTTTTGTGCTGGTAGGTTCTACACGCTGGATCTGCATGAAAGTATGTTTTCATGTATGTCAAGAAACAACAGTAGTGGCGCCCGGTTTAGATCTTTGAGGTAAAGAAAAAGGGCGCCTAAGCGCCCTTGTGAATTTGCAGGTCAGTGTGTTTTAGCCGCTAAAATTATTACGGCTTATTACGATGAATGGGCAACATTACAACGCCATAGCGGCGATGCCCTTGCGGATCCTCGAACGCAGCTACGACAAGACCAGGTGGCAAGCGGATATGTGCAACACCGTTCCCCGTGTCGTGGTGGAGCAGGGTAGTGGCTTCCACCAGATGAAAGTCGGTAGGCAGCTCAGCCTGTTTTCGCGCGTTGTCGTAATCGGCCTCGCTGACTGCAATGATTTGACCATCTATCAGCATGACGAAGCCTCCAAGGCGCTTATGCGCTTGAGTAATTGGCTAATCAACTGGCTTTGCCGTTGCGCCAGCTCTTCAAAAGCGAGCGATTGCTGTAGGCGAGAGATGATTTCACCGTTCATGCTTCGATTATTGGTTCGGGCGATCGCAGCAATTTGCGGGCGCAAGCCTTCGGGTAGACGAACCACGAACTTGTCTTGTTCGCGAGAATCACTCATTTGACGGTTCCTTTCTGTACTTGTGTGGTCGATTTTGCGAGTAGCTGTGCAACAACATCAGCGTCACGGTCGGAGAGGTCGCCAAGGCTGTGTGCCATTGCTGTAAGGCTTTCAAGCCGCTGCCGGGCGTCAGGGGTCTTGTGAATCACATACCCGATGAGGGCCGCGCCGATAACCGCGGTAGCCAGCAATGGGCGAGGGGGTTTAAAGGTGCTGCAGCGTTGCTCCAGCGTTGTGATAGCCTTGCTTCCACTGCTGCTTGGGTGCTGTGCTTGCATGGTGTTGCTCCTCTTGTGGTGGTTGGTGTCGGGGAGGTGCGAACTCCTCGACACCGTCTTTCTCACACCTGCCGCAACTGGCTGGCCGTGAATACCGGGCGCTGTTCACAGCGCACGTCAAACAATCCCAGGTCATGCCCATCTACGTCGCGCATATGCACGACCGTGACGAACGTCGGCGTGTCCTCCGGGTGATCCCTCCAATGAGCGGCCGCTGCCAGCTCGGCCAATTCTTCCGGGGTGCGTTGATCGACGTAGCTGGTCGGTAACGGCAGCTCGCCCGGCAGGTTGTTGGCCACGTAGCGAATAATCACGGCTGTCTCCTCCTTAAGCCTGGCGCACCAGGTGAACCACGAAGTCAGATGGGATCCCCGAGTGGATTCCCTGCGCTTCTAGATCCATCGCGGCTTTGATTTGAAACTGCGTGCAGTCGTCAGCCAGGAATTGCTTGTCGCCGGCCATGGCTCTGGCCGCGATTTGATTCACGAAGTACGGCGTTGTGCACTGTTCGCCAACGAGGATTGGCGCCTCGATCCCTTGTTGTTTCAGTTCGGCTTGAATGGCGCGAAGGCGGGTTGTTTTGCCCGAGGCCTGCGCGCCGGTGATGACTTGTACTTGCATGGTGTTGCTCCTTGTTTCCGCTGGTTGAGTCAGGCGGCGCCTGAAGAAATGTCGCGTGTGCCCCGAGGTACCCCGGAACATCCGGAACAATTAAAAGTTGCTGATCGCGAACCCACGGTTTTCGGGGCTTTCGGCTCGGATCTGAGGTGGAACGGTTACCCGGAACATTGCGGAACAGCTTTTTCGCAAAAAGTGCTGTATCCCTTGCTGCACAAGGCTTTGCGGGTTGTTCCGGCAAACGCCTATGGCGGAACACTTCTGGAACAGCGATTGGAAAGTTGTTCCGGTGTGTTCCGGTTTGTTCCGGTCGGTGATGCTGAGGTGATGCCGGTTATCTATCTGTTTTTTATAGATATTTTTCTTATAGATATTTATGTTCCAGATGTTCCGCCCAGTCAGTGGCCACACACGCATTTGTCCAAAACTAGGGGTCTCCCCCCATGCACCAAGTTTTACCCCCACGACGTTTTTCACGGCTTGCTCCCCTTCCGGAACAGCCAGCAGTTCAGCGAGCGTTTCTCGATTACCGATCGGACTTTGCGGGTCTCAATGAAGGTGTGTGTGGTGCTCAGCGGCAAAGCTCTGTGCAGTTGGGTAGCGTGAATGACTTCTTGGCCGGCCAAACGGCAAGCGTTGTGGAAGTGTTCGATGTTGATCGCGATCAGATCTTTGTCGGCGCTGTGATTGAGCGTTTCCTGCGTGACTTCGCGATCCCCATCCTTGTCGCTGATGAACATCGTCCGCTCGTTCAGATAGTGATAGATCTGCCAGAAGCGACCCGCAGTTGGGTTCTCGGTGCTGACACGTTGCTGGCGATCAAGGGCACGGCGTTCGATGTGCTTGATTAGTTGATCCAGGGTGTCGTCGCTCCACTCGGGAAACAGCGCTTGGGTAGCTTTGGCTGCTGCCATCATCTGCGCATGACACAGCACAATCCGCTGATGCTGGAGTGCCGCATTGGCTTGTAGGCGTTGTTCGTACTCCGCAAAGGCATCGAAGTAGCGCTGAAGCCATTCCGATTCTTGGCTGATGCAATGACCTAGGTAGCCCGCCAAGTGCTCTACCGGAAGACTATTCAGGCGTACGGCCAAAACCTTCAATGCTGGGGTGTGGTGTGCCCTGGTTGCGTGGTAGTGACTGATACGGGTAAGGATCGGCTCCGAGCCTTCCACACTGGCGTTCTGTGCGATGCACAGCGCGGCGAGGAAGACCAGGCTATCGGTATCGTTGCTCGAAGATTTCACGCCTACCGTTCGCAACGTAGCGTTGTGGTCGAACAACTGTTTCCAGATTTCCCAGTTGTACTGACTGACCACCGTGCGGCCTTGAGCGTCCACGGACTGACTGTCCGACTCGATCAACACCACCGGCAGATTGCTGACTTGGGACAGGGCGCGGGTCAAACCGATCGCACTGGCGCCGGTACTGTTGGGCTTGATGCCCTCAAAATTGGAACGGCCAAACAGGCGCCACAGAAACCTTAGCAAGCTGGATTTGCCGGCACCGGCGTCACCGGTCAGCTCCAGAAAAGGCCATGACTCTTGCTTGCTGCGGATCTGCTGCACAAACAGCGTTGCTGTCCACCACGATAGCGCCGCTAGACCATTCAAATGGTGCACGGCAAGAAAGTCGGAAAACCAGCTCGGGTCGAACGGATTACCGCGCACGATCACCAGGCTGTTCAGTGAGGTTTTCAGGCCTGTCTTACCGACCTCCAGATATCCGTGATCGTTGGCCAGGTATTCGCGGCCTTTGTGGTAGCCGAATTTCTGATAGCAGTAGGTCTTGCTCGCCGCGTCATAACCAACGAACGGCAGCGATCGGACGGTAAGTGCATTGTCCAGCCACTTACTGCGGAGCATGGCCAACACCTTTTCACCGCCTTCGAAGTTGCCGCCCGGTGTGCGTTCCAAAAGAGATTTGGCAAAGCTGCGAGGGTCGCCAATGGAGTTCGGCGCTAGCGGCTCCTTGCAGTTCTGGGCAGCGTTAGGGAAGTTGAATTGAAAAAAGAACTGCTGGTCACCGGTGATTGCATCGCGCTGGATGTACTCAAAATGCGGAACGCAGTTGGCCACCTGCTTCATGTCGCAATGCTTTTCGAACTTCGGCCAGTGGCCGTTCACGTTATCGCCGTCCAGATCCTTGTTCAGTTCGTCGGTGTTGATCTTGGCGGAGTAGAGACGATTCTGAAATTCGACCAAGAAGAAGCTACGCGGCCGCTTGAGGTAAAGAAGAAACGCCTTTTTGGCGGCGCTGACCGCCACGAACAAGCGGCCCTGGTAGCAGGCTTCCCGCATGAAGTCGTCATTCAGTTGGCCATCGCGGTAAACGTCGTCCCAATCGCGATCCGCGCCGGCGAGCGCTACCCATGCCTTTTCGTCTTTGGCGTGCAGCTGACTGCGGTATTTCGGGATGACTGAGTGACCGGCTGCGTCATCGTCCAAGGCAATGACCCAGCGGACTTTCTTACCCTTGTGTTCCTCGACGAGATTCCACGGGAAGTTATTGGCTGATATCGAGGCGACGGCCTTGTAGCCGGCAAGGAATAAGGCGATCGCGTGGAAAATGCCTTCAACGATATATACGGTATCGCTTGGCTCGATGGTCATTCCTGGCGGCGCCCAGCATCCGCCCTTGTAGTCCATCCCCTTTTTGATCCCTGCCTTGTCTCCCCCGTTTGCCTTGACCATGGTGACGTCAATGATGCGTTCCCAGTGACCATTGCAAAGCGGAAACCGGACAGTGTCAGCCCATTGGCCGTCCTTCATCGGACGGCGGCCTTGTTCGTACCAGCCTTTCATCTTGCTGATATCAAAGCCGCGATTACGCTGTAGATAGGCGTCGGCCGTCGCGTTTGGATTCAGCTCGGAACGAGGGAACCGCTCACTGAGGTTTTCGAACAGGTGGCTGTAGCGTTCCCGGGTTTTTTCCTCGAACTGGCATTGGTTCAAGCGGTTGCACTTCAGCTGATATGGCTGCTTTCGAGCGATGTACAGGGTGCGTTCCCCGCACCCTGGACAAACACCTTTCTGAAAGTAGGTGGTGCCGATGTCTTTGAAGTCCAGGTCATTGTCATGCTCCAGGGCTTCGACCACTTCCAAGCGGTAGATATCTTCGAATTGCATTCCCCAGCCCCTCAGCGCTTGGCCGATGCGGACATGACGCGCTCGGCCTGCTGAGCCGCTTCAATAGCCAAGGCGAGCATGTTGATCAGCACCGCTTCTTTCGAACCTTCGGCCTTTTCACGAATGAGGATCCGGCCGCGCTCGATGTCGTTTCGGATTGCTCGTTCCGACTGGCCGGAGCGCCGGGCCAGCTCCCTGACAGTGGTGTAGGGCGTGTCGATAGTGATCTGCATTTGATAAGCTCCGTGGGTATATATGCAGCAGATATGTATCTGCATCCACAGAATATGTATGTACATACACAAAATCAAGGGGTCATCATGGATTTAGGAAGCAAGCTCAAGGAAGTGCGGCTGACGGAGCGACTGACACAGTCCGAAATCTGTGAATTGACTGGCGTAAAAATCGAGACGTGGAAGGGTTACGAATACGGGCGCAGCAAGTCTGTCAGCTCGATTGAGCTGCTGAAGGTCACCATGCACCCCCGGTTCAAGAAATACGCGCTCTGGTTGGTGACTGATGAGGTCGCGCCTGAAGCGGGCCAGATAAGTCCCGTGATCGGCCAGTGATGGCAGGTGCAAGAACATGCCGATAAAAAAGCTTGCTGACGGCCGCTATGAAGTGGACTGCCGCCCCGATGGCAGCTACGGCTATCGAACCCGGAGAATTTTCCCTACCAAAAATGAAGCGACTCACTATCACAACAGAGTGATGGGGGAGGCAGCTGCTGGGCGGGTGACGAAGCCCGCGAAGCACGACGGTAGAAGCATGCTAGATCTGGTCAATCGTTGGTATGTCGTCCACGGACAGAACCTGAAAACAGGCAAGCAACGCCTGGCGCTGTTGATCAGCATGGTCAATCGGATGGGGAACCCGAAAGCGCACAAGTTCACGTCAGCCCACTTTGCGCAGTACCGCGCGGAGCGTGCCGAGGGGAAACATTCCAGAACGACGCCAGGCACTGGCTACTCCAAGGACGGCGGGGATCCGAAGCCCATCAGCGCGAACATGCTGAATCATGAGCTAACGTACCTACGTGCCGTATTCAACGAGCTGGCCAGGCTGGGGGAATGGGACGCCGACAACCCACTGGGCAAAGTGCGCAAACTCAAGTTCGACGAAACGGAGATGGCCTACCTGCTGAGCGAGCAAATTCAGCAGTTGTTGGGCGACCTGGCTACGCGGGATTCAGACGCCGGGTTGATCGCTGAAGTGTGTCTGGCCACCGGTGCCAGGTGGGGCGAAGCGGAGAAGCTACAACCGCGCCAGGTGCGTAATCAGATGGTGCATTACAGTCGCACCAAATCCAGCAAGAACCGGTCTGTGCCCATCTCGAAACGGCTTGAGGAGCGTTTGAAAGCTGCTCTGCCTTTCAGACCTTGCGCCATCACCTTTCGGCGTAGTGTGGAAGCGATCGGATTAGAGCTGCCTGATGGTCAGATGACGCACGTACTGCGACACACCTTCGCATCCCATTACATGATGAATGGCGGGGATATTCTGACGCTTCAAAAAGTGCTGGGGCATGCGACGTTGGCCATGACTCAAAAGTACGCTCACTTCAGTCCTGGACACTTGGCCGAGGTCGTCAATCTGAATCCGCTGGCCAGCCTCATGGAAGCGAAACCGGTGGTTGCCGAAGTGGCGTAACCGTCCGTCCAAACCCGAATTGGACGAATCTTGGACGGAGCGCACTTTGTACTATCCAGCCGAGTCAAATTTTCAGATGCCAGAAACGACGAAAGCCACGTAATACGTGGCTTTCAAAGTGGTGGGCCCACACGGACTTGAACCGTGGACCAAAGGATTATGAGTCCTCTGCTCTAACCAACTGAGCTATAGGCCCTCAGTAGGCCGCGGATTATAGCGACGGTTTCTCGGCTGTGCTATCCGAAAAATCTGATACGGCTATGCGAAGAAACGTCGCGGCAAATTCCTCGGGTGGGAGCGGCAGGCTGACGATGTAGCCCTGGATCTGTTCGCAGCCCTCAGCGGCGAGGAATTGTTGCTGGGCCTGGGTTTCCACGCCTTCGGCGATCACGGTGAATTGCATGCTGCGGCCCAGGGCAATGATGGCGCGCACGATTGCCGCGTCGTGCGGGTCATCGGGCAGGCCACGGACGAAAGACTGGTCGATCTTGAGAATGTCCAGCGGCAGGCGCTTGAGGTAACTCAGCGAGGAATAACCGGTGCCGAAGTCGTC